TATATACCGGATGAACCAGGAAATCCGAACGACGATTATCTAATGTGGAACTGGATTAATGAGCCACAGATTGAAGATGAATTTACTATCTTAACAGGAGCAACACTAACAGGAACATTTACACCAGCAGTATAATGACAGCAGATCAATTCGCAGCAAGATTAGGAGCATGGGGAGAAAGCATACAAAATATGCAACCAACCCTTACCGGTATTGCAGAAGACGTGAAACAAAAGATCAAGATAGATTATGGTCGCGGTGGTTTAAAAAGAAGGACCAATTCGCTTTATAATTCCATTGATGTAAGGGCAACCGATTCCGATACAATATCTATTAGTATGAATGACTATGGTCTTTACAATAACTATGGAGTAGCACCTGCTCAAACAATAAAACCAACTGAATTTGGACTACCAGGATTTAGTGGAGCATGGGGACTACCAGCAAGAAACTTCTTTAGAGAATCAGAATTAACCGCGATGATAGCACAAGATATAGCAATCGAAATAACAGAACAATTATAACTATGGCAATAACAATAACTCAAGCACCTTCACTACCATTTGACATGGGATATGGTGCAAATCCAATTACCTTAAACGGTATTAATACAATTACACCGCTACCGGACAAATACGCTTTAAGAATCTATATAGTAGGTCAAGCAGATCCTATTGCAGATATTAGACAATCTCCTAACCGATTTGCAAGAGCAATCTTTGATGTACAAAATATCTTACAATCTCAGATCGGTCCTAGTAATTATAACATCGATGGTTTAAACGCTTCTAGTATAGTTCAGACACGTCCTCTTCACATTGCAAATGGAGAACTAGTAGAATATCAGATCGCTCATAATACTGAAACTAACGGTGAGCTAGGTCCAACGTGGACGACATCACCAACAGTATATACAGTAATAGCAGGATCGAAACAATATAATCAAGTTCCATTCAATCCAAATCAATATAGACCTACAGTAGAGGAAGTACCACAAGGAGAATTATGTGCTGCTGGAACGGTTATGACTGGGTATGGTAAACCATTAAGTGATAATGAATGGACTATTACTGATCAACAAACTGGAGATGAATTCATACAAGATGGTTTTACAAGTCCTAATGGAATACAAGTTCAAAATGTTTATGCAGATGATCAATGTACTAAGACCTTTTATAGTAAAGTAATAAGACAGGGAGGACAAGTAGATCCAATGGTACAAGGACTAGAACAATTTGAAGTCTTACAGTATAGTGGTATTTTCTTAACTACTAGTGCTACTATTAATAATACACAATCAAACGGAGGAGGACCTAACGTAACACCTGGTCAAGGTTTATTAGTTGGTGGTAACTTCCAAACAATTACAATGGGAACAGGACCTGCAAATATCAATGTAACTATCCTACCGACTACGACTCATTATTATATTATACCTACAGTATGGGATCAATGTAATGAAAGTGAAGCGGCATGGTCAGCTCAACGTTATAATATAATTGAAGAACCTTGTAATGATTATCCACACATTCAATTTGCATGGTTAAATTCTTTAGGTTTTAGAGATCAATTTACCTTTACTAAGAAGAATGAAAAGAAGATAAATACTAAAAGAAACGAGTTCTTAAAGGAAGCCGCAGACTACAACTCTTCAAGTTATTCAGTAGATATACAAAGCAGAGGATATACGACATACTCTCAGACAATCACAGAGACATGGAGCGCATCTACTGAGTATATTAATGATAATCAAGTTGCGTTAATCGAGAGCATGTTTAAAAGTGCACAGGTAATGGTAAGGTTTAGTAAAGGAGAGTATGCAAACCAATGGGTACCAGTAAGACTTCAATCAAGTAATTTTACAAGTAAGAATTATAGAAAAGACAGATTGTTTCAATACACTGTTAACTTTACATTCGCAAATAACATAAAAAGCCAAAGAGGATAATATGATCCAATTAAAAGTTTACCAAACCACAGACAAGGACACGGCTACGGCCGTCTTCTTAGATCTATATTCAACAGAGCCAATTAAACTAACTCTTAGTATAGAAGACATTACAAACACAGAAGCATCCTCAGTGTTCAGTAAGACATTTAGAGTTCCAGCAACTAGACAAAACAATGAATTCTTTCAGAATGCTTACGAGATAGATGGAATTGATTTTGATGTAACCACAAAGAAACCGGCAGATATTATAGTTGATGGTTCTGAATTCAGACAAGGACATGTTCGACTACAAAAGATATTCGTTAATGGAGATCAAGATAAGATAGACTATGAGTTACTCTTCTTAGGAGAAACCAGAGACTTTGCCTCTGTATTAGGAGACGCTAGAATGTGTGATCTTAATCTAGATGACTTATCACCTCCTAATAATCAAACTACTTTTAGTATAACAGATATAGAAGAAAGTTGGACAGCATATCCAAACATAGATCCTGGAACTGGTCTTCCCGCTTCATTAACTACTGGTCTATCTAATGGTAACTTACTGTTTCCTTTAATAGATCATGGTAATAGTTATGATGATGCTGGTGATATTTTAGAACCTAGAATAGGATTAGGATCTGCATCTAATAATAACTTTAATCATTCAAACAAAGCATTAGCACCTGATAGGTTTAAACCTATGATCAGAGCTAGAAGACTCTTACAACAGATATTCGATGATGCTGGTTATAAAATTCAAAAGTTTGGTTTTTTAGATAGTGAATTATTCCATCAAATATATGTAAGTGCTTTTGGTAATAGTGCTAGAATTGGTATTGATGTAGAACAAACTAATCAAGTAATCTTTAGTGCAACTGAATTTGGAAATACAAACAGAATAGATCAACCCTTAATTATTAATGATGTAGTTCAGAATGCTGGAGGTAATTTTGATACTAACGATAACTCAGGTAGTAATCCAGTAGGAGGTAGTACATTTACAGTTCCAGTAGGAGTAACAGCAGGACAATTAGATAGTTATTATGTATTTGATATGTCTGCATTCTTTGATGGAGATATTCCAAACTCCGACGACGATCCTGATCAAGCATTTGGAAATATAGAATTAGTTAGAAGAAGAACAGGACAACCTGATGATATCATTGCACAGTCTACTGCGTTCGGCGGTAGGCAAAGATCTATCCAATTTGATAGTAGAGTTACTACAAATGTATGGAATACAGGAGATACCCTACAAGCTGGTGATAAACTATTCATGAGAATTTATGTTGGATATGGTGTAGACAATGAGGAAGTTGAAAACGTTTCTTGGTCATGTGTATCAGCACCTGGTAATTATTACACTACTAGAGATTTAGACTGTGATTATAAACAAGTTGATTTCGTTAAAGATATACTTACAAGTTTTCGTTTAGTATTAGCTCCTAAGCCTGGAGTTCCGAATACATTTATTATAGAACCTTGGCAAGATTACATTGGATCTGGAACTACTTACGATTGGTCTGATAAACTTGTAGAAAACAAAGACTTTGTTATTGAGCCCCTATTTAATACTCAATCAGAGACTATCGAGTATACTTTAAAAGAAGATGAAGACTATATTAACAAGTTTCATTTTGATAATTATAAGAAAGTTCATGGTTATTTAAGGTTTGATAGTAACAACGAACTACTTAAAGGAAATAGAAAAATAGAAGTAAATTACTCACCGACTCCTATAGATCAAATACAAACAGATCCAAGTTATAATTTTAACTCAGATGAATTTATTATACCTCAAACACATAAACACGATGCAGACGATGTAGGTGTATTAGAACACTTACCTATTAAACCTAAAACAAGATTGTTATTCTATAATGGTTTAATTCCAATTTCACAACAACAAAACTATTGGTATGCTGTTAATGGTACTGATACACCTTATGCAGACTATCCACTAGTGTCAATGTATTCAGAGTGGCCTCCAACTGGAGCTAGTGTAAAACTAGAATTTAGTAATGATATTAGATATTTCCTTCCACTATCGGGTTACCAACTACTAGGACAAACATTATTTACACAATACTGGTCTCGTTATATCAGTTCATTATACAATAAATTTAGTAGAAGAGTAACTGCAACCTTTATTTTAAACAATGTAGACTTACAAGATTTTAGTTTTGATGATGTTATTTTTATTAATGGTAAGTATTATAGACCTGAAAAGATAATCGACGCAGAGATTGGGGCTAAGACAGAAGTTAAAGTACAATTAATTACATTAAAAGATCAACGACCAATATGGTTGGATGAACCTCTATCAGGTTTTAGTGTAGTAACTAGTAATACAAACTGTACTGGTGCAGAAGGAACTATTCAAGTAACTACGAATGGTACTCCAAACTTTACTTGGAGTCTATTAGAATCAGGAGCAAGTGGAACCTACTCAGTACCAACCGGTCAAGCACCTTATATCTTTCAAATATCAGCAGCGGTTGGAACAGATACATTAACAGTAACTGATAGTCTAGGTAGAGAAGCTCAAATACAAGTAGTAGTACCTCAATCTACTAAACTTCCAATTACTACAAGTTTTGTAAGCACAGACCCTACAGTATGTTTAGCAGATGAAGAACAATGTAATGGATCTATTAATGTTACAGTTAATGGTGCAGTATCACCTTACACTACTTATTGGTTACAAGAACAAGGAGTTACAGGAAACTCACGAACAAACATTTGTGAAGGAATATATCAATACTATGTAGTTGATGCAGATGGATGTGAGAGTGATATTGTAACAGTCTCATTAGATTGTAATAATGAATTATTTTATTATCAAGTAGAAGAATGTGGTGGTGGAGAAGTCATTGTAGTTTCCTATACTGCAACCTTAGAAGAAGATGAGGTAGTAGAATTAAATGAAATTGGAGGATGTTATATTGTCTTAGGTGAAACACAATCATCACTGGCAATTGCAACTGTAGCATACGGATATCAAGATTGCGAAACATGTGAACAAAATCAACCTAATTACGTATCTTGGAAAGTAGAATCTTGTACAACTGTTGGAGATTTCCAATATGTACCTAATAATACTGGAGCAACCTTAAGTCCTGGATTAGTTATAGAAATAACAAATGCTGGAGCAGCCGATGGATGTTATACTGTAATACAAGAATCTATTATAACACCTACAGAAATAGTAACTAGTGTATTCCAAGATTGCGCAACCTGTGAATCTGGTCCTCAAGAATATATTTACTTTGTAGAAGCATGTGATGGTTCATTTGGAACTTACGCTTCATCTACCTTAAGTAATATTACATTAGGATCTATAATGCAATTTACAGTATCTGGAACATGTGTAAGTGTTGGACAACTAATAACAGGAGAAACACCAACCGATGTTTTACAAGATCTTACATTCTATGTAGATTGTGACGCATGTAATGGTATAGTTCCAACCGATGTTTGTACTTATGTAACTGGAACCAGTCCAGGTGGTAGTAATGGAACTTACACTGCTGCAGGATTTCCATTTAATTGGAGTGTTGGTGATGGTCAAACAATAGTACTATGTGCATCTGACTTTGTAATTACATCCGGAACAGTAGATACAATTACCGGACTTGATTGTGGAGAAGGAGCAAACTGTCCTCCACCTGAAGATTTATATACTATTGAAGATTGTGAAACAGGCATTTTAGATACTGCTTCTTCTTTGACACCTCATGCAGTTGGAAGTGTAGTACAATACAGAGTCGGAGGAGTAGGAGCTACATACTGTGGAACGGTTATCAGTGTTGGATTCGTACCAGTAACTCCAGCCTGGGTACTAACAGGACTAGAATATGAATGTGGTGATGTAATACACTGTGCACAATAAAAGTATTTCAACAAAGGTAATAATTATATTTAAGTATATATGGCAACAGAGAAAGTAGACATTGAATTTGAAATCACCGGCATACAACCGGCGGTTTCTTCCGTAGGGCAACTCGAGGATGCTTTAAAGGACGTAGATAAAGTAGCAAAGAAGACTGAAAAACAACTTGAAGAAACAGCAGACGCTGCGAAAGATGTTGGTAAAGCTGGTAAAGAAGCTGGAGATGTTGGAGGAGCTGGTTTAAAAGTAATAGATGAAGCAACCGGAGGATTAGGAACTAGACTTGTAGAAACAGGTAAAGCAACTAAAGTACTTGGTAAATCTTTCATATCTAGTTTTAAAGCTGGAGTTATGGGAGCATCCGCAATGGGTAAAGCACTTATCGCAACCGGTATTGGTGCTATCATCGTTGGAGTTGGTTTATTAGTAGCATATTGGGATGATATTGTAGGAGCTGTAAGTGGTGTTAGTGCTGAAAGTGCTAAACAACTAGAAAATGTAGAAAAAACTGTTACAGCACAACAAGAAGCATTAAGTGCTATATCAGCACAAGAAAATAGTCTTAAACTACAAGGTAAATCAGAAGCAGAGATTAGAGATCTTAAGATTCAACAAACCAACGAGGTTATTAATGCGATGGAAGCTCAATTGATGCTTCAAAAAGAACAAGCAGACGCCGCAGAAAAAGCATCTCAACGTAATAAAGATATTGCACAAGGAGTTATTGCATTCTTAACACTACCTATTACAATGTTATTATCTACTGTAGATGCATTAACTAAAGCACTTTCATATATTCCAGGTATTGACATAGCAACTAATCTAGCAGATGATTTTACCGGTGGAATAGCAGGTATGATATTTGATCCTGAAGAAGTTAAAGCTGAAGGAGACGCTACTATCGCAGAAACTGAAAAACAATTAGCAGCTCTTAAAAATACACGTGATGGTTATATCATTGCAGGTCAAGCAGAAGACACTAAAAATAGAGAAGAAAAACTTGCAGCAGATAAACAAGCCGCAGACGATAAACTTGAATACGAAAAACAAAAAGCACAAGAACTAGCAGATCTTAAAGCTGCTATTAGAACCGCAGAGGCAAATACAGAAGCTGAAATGCGAACAAACGCTTTAGAAGATTTAGATCTATACTACGAACAGTTAATTCAAAAAGCAACAGATCAAGATTTAGCAACAACAGAATTAGAAGATTCAAGATTACAAGCGGTTAACGCACTTAAGAAAAAGTATGCTGATGAAGATACAAAACGAATAGCAGATGCAAAGAAAGCAGAAGAGGAAAAAGCAAAGTTTGATAAACAACTAGCACAAGACGTTGCGAGTGCAACTCTAGGAGTTGCATCTAGTGCATTCGATGCTGTTGGTCAAATGGCGGGAGAAGGTAGTGCATTAGCAAAAGCATCCGGTGTCGCTTCGGCCACTATATCTACTTACGAATCTGCTACTGCTGCATATAAATCAGTTGTAGGAATTCCAGTAGTTGGTCCGGCCCTAGCACCCGTTGCTGCAGGAGTTGCAGTTGCCGGTGGATTAATGACTGTTAAAAAGATCTTAGCAACTAAAATACCTGGAAATAAATCCGGCGGTGGTGGAGGAAGTCTACCATCCTTACCAGCTGCTCCGGTATTTAATCCAACAGCGGCATTAGAATCTTCTAGTGAAGGTCAAGATCAAAACAACGAGGTTACATTAGGAGAACAGTCAGGGTCATCGGGACCTTCGGTTATAAAAGCATATGTCGTTTCAAGCGATATGAGTACACAACAAGAAAGAGATGCTAAGATTACTGATTTAGCACGATTATAAGATATATACACTATGAATAAGATAACTAAGATAATAGAATTACTGATAGACTTTGATGATCTAGAAATGGACGACACTGGGGTAGAACTTATGAGTTTAGTTGAGACTCCTGCGATCGGTGTTTCATGGCAAGCTTTCGCAAAACAAGTATTTGAAGAAGCAGATGATATTGAAATGGTTGATGGTATTATTGAACTATTAAACAAAGTAGAAGATATTGATAACCGCAAGATAATGGCCCAGGATGTCATCGAAGATTTCGAACGTGATAATATAGATTACGATAAAGAAAGGTTCTTAGAGATGATCGGATTACACGAGATGGATAACGGAGACTTAATGGAGGGTGTAGAACATCAAGGAAAATCTATATTAGATCTAATAGAGTCTCAAGAGTTTGGAGAATCCTTTGATAGTGATAAAACAGTATTTGTAGATTTCACAGAAGAGAAATTCCTTTCTATTAGTGATGTAGTTTCTGGAATATTAGGATTAGATATTGCATCCAATCCGACCGCTTCATCCGAGACTAAGTATATGTATGCTGGACCAAGTTCTAGTAGACCTTTTTGTAGTGCACTACTAAGATTAAATAAAGTATACACTGAAGAAGAATTAAACGATATGGGTGCTAGTGTAGGAAATGGTATCGATCGTGGAGATGATGCTGTTAAGAAATGGCACGGAGGCCCAAATTGTCGACACTGGTTTAATAAAGTTTCTGTAACCAAGGAATCTACTGGAAGAACTGTTATATCTAATCTAGGACCTGATAGTAGATACGGAACTCCAATGGCAGATCGAAGTATTCAAGGATATAGATCAGAAGCTACTAGAAAAGAATCACTTAAATGGTGGTGGGCAAATAATAAGTTTAGTCAAGTCGATATGAAATTTCAAACTGACGATGATTTAATGATTATTACTGGACCAGCGATGAAAGCTTTTCAAATGATACCTCGTAAAGATGAAGATGGTAATATGTACCACGTTTATTTTAGTGATGATACTATTAAGAAAATCTCAGAGAAGTTTTTAAGAGACAACGCACACGCAACAGACATTAATCATAGTATGATAGCAACCGAAGAAAACACATTATTAGAATCTTGGTTAGTAACTGATCCTGAAATGGACAAATCTAAAGCCCTAGGGTTCACCCCTTCAAAAGGAGATTGGTATGTCTCTTATAAAATCAATAATCAAGAAACGTGGGATCAAATTAAGGCTGGTAAGTTGAATGGATATTCAATTGCAGGTTCTTTCATAGAAGACGCGAAGAAAAGTTAATAAAATAATAAAATGGAAGAATTGAAAAATAATGTAGCGAATGTGACCACCATAATAGGAACTGGTAGTGTAGTATTAGGAACTTCAGAAATATTAACCCTAATCCTATTAGTGACTGGTATTATATTTAATGTAGTTAGAATTTGTGAAATTAGACGTAAAAGAAAAAAGGACCAGTAGGGGACAAATCTACTGATCCTTATTACAACGTGAATTGTAAAACCTTAGACTGATATATCCTATAAAAAATAGATTTTTTAAGTGAGGTGCAATTCCTCGGATTAATATTAGTTTATAGTAGTTATATACACAACTTTAGAATAGTTTCGTTTTATTTACGATAGTGTAAGATTCTAAGTCTTTCATCTCCCCACATTAACAATGGAGTTTCACTTACAGTTTTAAAACCAGCATCTTTTAATATATCCTTAACACGTTCTAGTTTGATTAGGGTTCGGTCTTTCAAGGCTGCGATATGATATTCAAAAATGAATTCTTTGATTGGACTCCAGTCTCTAATGTTATAAATCAGATCTAGTTCACCACCTTCAATATCCATCTTAATCTTAGTGACACCATGTTCTTCTAGTATTGTATTTATATTAATGGCTGGAACGGATGTCTTAGGACGTCCCCTAACTGGGATAGTAGTATGCATACTTTTCATTTGACCAGTTGCTGCGTAAAACTCAATCGATTCACGATCGTCTCCGACTAATGCTCTTTGAATAGGTATACAATTTTTGATACCATTTAATTCTAAATGTTGTTCGATTATTTGAAAGTTTTCCTGATCAGGTTCTACTGAAATAATCTTATCTACTAAATGACTGTATTTTAAGGGAAAGGTACCTATATTCGCACCCGCATCCAACCAAACATCATCTGGTAGGAATTCACATTCTTCATAATCGTTTTCCTTCATTGTGTGAAGGTCAGTGGAATTATCTCTTAATACTAAATTCCAATTAGTGTGTACTTGTTTCTTAGTTAATCTACTCATAGTTTTTATATATTATATTTTGTTTTTGTTTTTCTAGACACTCTGTATATCGGGTAGGATCCTCATCTAACCACTGTAGTAATTTCACTATGTCTTCGGTGGAATTTACATAAAACTGTGGAATACCCGGGAAATAAAGATGTTCACTATCATAAGGTTCCCAGATAACAGATAGACATCCATAGATCGCATTTTCAAATAATCGATAAGTAAAGAAGTTATCATTGTGGATTTCATCTCCAATTACTAGACTTAATTTAGATTGACCTAAATAGTATTCTAAACCTGAGGAGTTTTGAGATTCGACATGAGTAGAGTTAGGATAATTAGGGTTCCAACCAATCCATAACTTTTTAAGATCTGGATTCTTTAATAAACTCTTGATACTCTTGTTACGATACCCTCCACGATTACTTCCATAGTAGACAATATCAAATATCTTTTTATTATCCCAGTCAAATAGGGGTGTTCCCTTGACCCTAGAAGTTAGTTTCTTTATAATACTACCAACTAAATCTATTTGGTGAACCCTCTGGGGCCATTGGACGTGTGGATTAATCCTATCTTTTCCTAATCTACGGAATTTATCCCAATCTCGACCTACATATAAACCTTCTATTTCTTTGGATTCAAATAGATCTACTAATTCAGGTGGACAATCATAGGTTAACTTTACATCTACGTTTTTATCATTCTTGACAATATACTGATCCTTCCCATTTTCAATCATAAACTTGAAAGGATTGGTCCATAAGATTTGAGGGTCTGTATATAAGAGTAGATTTAAACCTTTATAGTCTACGTTCCAGTCTCTCATCGTATTGATGTCATAGTCCATCCAGATACCACCAAACAACATATAGTTCTGTAACTGGTGTATACATACATCTACATCCTTCCAGTCTACCTCAGTGTATCTAACCCAATTATAATCACCATTAGGTTTTCTTACACTATTATAAACCAATTGAGGATCGATTCCACATTCACTTCTTAAATAATCTATAATTGTAGTTGATTCGATACTACCAGGATTCTTCGCGTTTTCCCAATCAGTTTGTATATTTCTAAAAAAACGAATGAGGACCACATTGGATCCCCTTTCGTCTACTAGTCTTTTTAGTTCCTCCATACATTATATATCGGCGTTCTAAAATCTTACTTTTGATAATTCCTTTAATTCGGTTTGGTATACTTGTTTAAAGTCATCCATAAAAGTATCTCCAATACATTCAATATTACCAGCGTCCATATATAGTTCACCAATTCCGTTGAAGGTAATTTCGAGTTCACCGTGATAAGAAGATGAATCGAATTGGAAGACTACTTCGTCATAACCTTTCCAATCGAAGATTGGGTTTGGATAATCACTCTTAATCATTTGTGTAATTCCGTCTTGTACTCTTTGTAAATCTGTCATTGTTTTTGTTTTTATTAGTTTATAGTAGTTATATAGGGTATTTTGAAAAGGTTTCAAAAAAGATTTATATTTATTCTTCAGTGTCATTTTCTTCATCAATCCACTTTACTTGTTCTTCCATCGACGCTAAGAACCAATGTGCGAATCCAAGCGCTAGATCACATCTACGTTGATCACCAACATATCTAAATCCTTTTCCTTTAGGACATATTTCTGCGAATTCTGCGAATTTCGCTTCACAATTGATAAACTGATTCCAACTATCTAGTAGGATATTCTCTCGGGTCCATGCTGCGTAAGATTTTGTTTGTCGTGTAGGTTCCTCTAAGAAGTCATGTACTTTTAGGAATTCACTATGTACTTCACTGAAAGTCATTGTTTCGTGTTTTTTGAATGGGTTCTTACTTTTTTTAACTGTTGCGTGATCGTAAATGTTTTTCATCTTTGTTTGTTTTTGTTTTGATTAATCTAATATATTAAAAAGTCTTTGTTGACTTAAGTTATGTTTTTCTAAAGTAAGCTGTACAGCTTCTTGTTGTCTACTAGTATATGCAGAGAGACCTGTGTTACCATCTGATAAAATGTATTTAAGGTTTCCAATTGCCATATTAACTGATGCTCTACTAACTCCAATGCTATTAGCAATATTAGTCTTTAAATCTTTAAAGGGTATTAGTGTGTTGTGTTTCTCAACTATCTCATTTAATAAATAGACGGTTGTTTCTGTTTTCCAAATTCTGTTTTTCATTTTGTTTTGTTTTAGTTATTAATTATATATAAATATAACACTTTTAATTGGTATAAAAAAACTTTTAGTGATTTATTTTCACTGGAGGTCCTATTTATAATGATTATAGATAAGGGAATTTATTGAAAGTTTCTATCCTTTGTATATAGTAATGCATCGATGAATAGTCTTAGGACTGACACCATATTCATCTGATAGTTTTCTTAACCCATATTTGACAGGAATATATTTACTTATTACTTCGTTAATTTGATCCTGTGTTAAAATCTTTCTATACTTTTTTACTTTAGGTTTTTTAGGTACAGTTTTTCTACCTATTTTTTCACCTACTACCATACCATATGATTCTTTAAGACTATACTCTAAGTCTCTAGCATCTCTTATAGAAAGAAGACCAGAAACTATAACTAGTTCTAAATCACTTTGACCATAGAACATACCATTACCGGGTGTAGGTTTCCATTTTACATGTTGTTCAAACCTTAATGTAGGGTTTTTAGATTCACCGACATATACTGCCGTGTTGTTTCTTCTTAATTCGTATACGTATTTCATGTATATTATATATGACAAAAAGAAAAGGTTTCATTAGGGTGAGTATGGATGCTTTTATTAAACTTCTGTCATTCCGGGACAAATCTATATTTATTAATAGATCAGGAATAATCCTGAAAAATAACCTAACAATCAAATATGAACGTAAAAGAAGTTTTGACAAAGTTGAAGGTAATGTTAAGTGCAGAGAACGTACTTAAATTTGCTGAAGCAACATTGGTCGATGGGACTCAGGTTTACACTGAAGGTGAATTAGAAGTAGGAGCAATCTTATTTGTAAGAGCTGGAGATGGAGACGACAACCCTATGGCGCCTACTGGAAAACATGAGTTAACTAGTGGAGAAATCGTAACAGTTGGTGAAAACGGTGAAATTACTGAAATTGAAACTCCAGGAGCAGATGCAGCAGAAGCTGAAGAAGCTGTTGAAGAAGAACTTGAAGAAATTGAAGTACCCGTTGAAATCGCTGATGAGGCTGGTGAAGAGGCTATAGTAGCAACAGAAGACTTATTAGTTGGAATTGCAGCACTAGTAGCACCATTCACTGAAGAAATTGCAACTTTGAAAGAAGAAGTAATCGAATTAACAAAAAGATTTGAAACAATGGCAGCAGAACCTGCAGCCGGTAAAGTAAAATCAACTTTTTCTGAAGTATCAGTAAAAGACGCTCGAATTAACAGACTAGCACAATTAAGAAACAACAAATAATTTAACTAAAAAATAACACATTTAACATTATGTCATTAAACGTAACAGCGATCCCAGCATATACGGATCAATTATCAGAGGTTTTAATCTCTAAAGCAGTATTAGACACTAACTTAATGGAATTTATCGACTTAAAAAGTGGATATTCTAGCGGTTCGGTATCACTAAACATCGTAGATTCTACACTTCCAGTTGGAGCATTTGCATGTGGAACAGACCTAGGAGCAGGAGAAACAGTATACACTCAAGTAAACGTACAAATTGACGATTTACAATCTAGAGCTTCTAGCTGTATCAACGACCTTCGTGGAATTTATCAAAGTGCATTCTTAAGCCCATCAATGGCGAACGACAACATGCCATTTGAAGAGGTTCTATCGGCTCAGTACCAAGAGAAATTATCTAAATACAACGAAGGTTTCCTTATCAATGGTGAAGCAACTATCGCTGGATCAGTAGGTATTAAAGGACAAATTACTGCAGCAGCAGGATCAGGAGTACCAGCAGCACCAGTTGCATGGACGGTTCAAAATGCAGTGGAACAAAGTTTAGATATTTATGATGCAATCGACCCTTCAGTAATTGACAGAGACGATTTAATCATGGTAGTATCAAACGCTAACTACAGAACGTTAGTAAGAGCTTTAGTAGCACAAAATTTATACGGATTTCAGTCAGTTGAAGGTAATCAAATCTTAATCCTTCCAGGAACAAACATTCGCGTCGTTGCTTCTTCAGGATTATTATCGTCAAATTATGTATTTGCAGGACCAGGACAATTCATTACTGCATTAACAGGATTAGAAGATGAAATGTCATCGTTTAAATTCACATATAATTCTTTTGATGATTTACTATACTTCAGAGCTGCATGGCGTCTTGGGGTTGGAGTAGCTCAGCCTGAGTTATTCGCTACCAACGGATTAGCGTAATTAATTTAACAATGATGAGGGAATCATTTAGGTTCCCTCTTTTTTAACCTTAAAAATAACACATATAAAAATATGGCATGCTCAGCAATAACAAGTGGGATTCTAGACAGTTGTAACACGGGTTTTAGTGGCATAGATAAAATATTCATTGCAAACGGTAACGAAACAACTTCTTTTACAGAAGCTGCAGGAGTCGTAACAGCAATTAATGTAGACGCAGTTGATTTAACACCTGCAGATTTCTATACCTTTGAAACACCTCGTCAAACATCAAGTCTAGACGAAACCATAACAGTAACACAAGAAAACGGTACAGTAACGTATCAACAAGACATCACAATGGTGTTTAACCAAATGGAAGCAGCTAAAAGAAATGAAATTCTTTTGATGGCTCAAGCAACATCTCTAATTATCGTAGCAAAGGATAATAATAATCGCTACTGGAGTGTTGGATTACAATTCGGTGGATATATGACTGCAGGAACTGCAGCTTCAGGTGTCGCGTATTCAGACAGGAATGGGTTTTCTATAACCTTATCGGGGCTTGAAAAGACTCCAATGTTTGAAGTAACTTCAACAATAGTAGAAGCAGCTTAATCATTACCTTTCTTTAGAAACTAAGAAACCTTATCTTTAATTAGATAAGGTTTTTTTGTGGAATTTACTGTGGAATTTATATAAATATCACAGGACTCTTGTAATCATGATTCTTATTTAGGGTCTTTGTTAATGGCCATGTTTTTTGAGACATATACAAACCATCAGTTAGTGTAGCATACTCTAATAATCTACCACTAGATATTCGGGTTCCTCTATAATTAGCATACTCGATAGTTTGAGGTTTTTTGTCTATTATATAGTCTTGCCAATCGAACAATTGAGTAGCCCATTTAATATCAGGATAGATCCTCATTTCAAATCCTATACGTGTTATATTATCTAGTAAATAATTAATATGTTGAGGATCCCTCGGACCTATTATACTACCATCTACGTCAAAGGTCTCCCATCCTTCTAGTATACCACCATACAGGAACAACTTGTAGTCACCCCAGTTTAACTCTTTTAATTTATCTATAAACTTTATCAACATATAGTCATCGGGTCCCTTTAACGATCTCCAATATTTTTGAGTATAATCTCCGTATTCTATCAATTTCATCATGTGATATATATCCATTTTACAACTTTAGTACTTTTTATATTTAGATATATAATAACAACTAATACTATGACATTATACATTAATTCAACTACTGAAAAGATTGCTTCAAATAATATTGAAATTAATGGAGTGGTATCTTTTATTTTAAAAGGACAATATAATAAAAAAGACGAAACGTTTGCTGCTACTATATCAATTCAAAACGATAGATATACGGAATTAGAAGTTACTTTTCCAGCAGATTTCAAAGATCAGCATAAAAATGGTATATACTATTACAGTATACAAAATACACAAACTGTATTTGAAAAAGGTTTGTGTAAATTAATCACCGAACCAGGTGGAGATAATGGAGCAATCGAATATACTTCAACACCAGAACTAGAAAACAGAGAAGCAGACACTTTCTTTAGACCAAATTATTAAGACAAATATGAAAGAAAAGAAACAAGAAAAAGATAATTTGTATAGCGTTGTTGCGGAATCATTCGCAGCACCTGCACTACCTATTATTAAAGAATTAACAAACAAAAATTGGGTATATTACGGTATCGATAATTTATATCCAGCGGAGTTAATCGAATTATATAACTCTTCTGCGATGCATAGAACTTGTATTGAAGCGATTAAAGATGGTATTTTCGGTAAAGGTATTGAGAATATTGGAGAGGAATATGTTAATCTAGCCGGAGAAACGATAGACGATATATTTGAAAAGATTACTTTGGATTACACCCTATATTCAGGATATAGTTTAAATGTCATATGGTCTAAAGATAAGAGTAAGATTTCGGAAATTTATCATTTGCCTTTTAACAATGTTAGATCTGGTAAGAAAGATGAAGATGATGAAGTTGTAGAATATTACTACTCATCTGATTGGGCAAACCTAAGAAAGAATAAAGAAGTAGCATACCGATCATTTAGT